CTCATATATATATCTATAAGAAAGTAAGTATATATGAGGGTTTTGAAAGGAAAATTTTTGTCCAAGATTGCGTCCGCGAATCTTAATGTTCTGGAACGCGTGGACAAGGGTTATTTTTCTGAAAACATGGCGCTGAAAGCATCACGCTCACGCTGCGGGAGCGAATCCCAGTCGAGTTTGTACTCGGTTACGCCGTGTAACTGAGTTGCTTTAGCCTTCGCACGACGAGCCTTTGCTCGTGTGTCTACCTCGGCTTGCTTTGTGAATCCTGCGCCCAGCAGGGCTTGTTCGAGTTGGTTGTTACGCATGGTCATTCTCCTTCGTGGTTGGTTGTGAGTGCTGCATATTCGACGAGCCAATACGGAAGTCCGGTTGCCCAGATGATTAAGTCCGTAGGTACGCCAGCTTCAATCAGCTCGACCATTGCATCGAGCTGGCCTTCTTCGAATGGGTCAGTCATTACTTACCCCGATAGATGTGGTTGAACCTGTTGGTGAGCATGATGACGCCGATTGTGTACACGGCGAGCGTGATGTAGCCTATGTTCTCCAGCAGATCAGGCAGGGTTATGGCTATGCCAGCGGTCGCGGTGATTGTGCCGAGCAGACCGGCAACGCGTAAGGCTTTGTGGTTTTGCATGATGATTCCTTTCTGGATTGACAGATGATTGAATCCGCGAGAGGGGTTGATTCTCTCGCGGTGACGGGGAAAAACTCGGTTACGCAACGTAACTGAGTTACCAAGCAGCCAAGATTTTCTCGAGCTGCGCTTTCGTGTACTTCGCCTTCAATGCCTTCGCGGCTTTCTCGGCGTTGAACTTCGGCTTGGCCTTCTCATCCTTCACGACTGCGCCAACCTTCGGTACTGCGTACAGAAAAGTAAGTACGCGATACACAGCGATGTAAGCCGCATTACCCTTCGCCGTCTTCCGGTCAAAGCTGGCTTCGCTGCGCTGCGTCTTCTTCAGCGGCGCGTCATACTTTGCGCTCGCCCATTCCATGCAAAGCGGTTGCGCGTCATCCTTGCAGCCGATGCCTAACTCCATCAACTGCGTGGCGAGTGCGACTGACTGCGACTCTGCGGCGTCAAAGACGGCGAATACTGCTTTCTTGTTGAATTGAGGCATGATTGTTCTCCAAATAAAAATGCACTCGGTTACACGATGTAACTGAGTGCGGCATCGTCGTGAGCTGTTGCCCCGAACCGATGACTCTATTATACCATACACGTTATTTCAGAACCCTTGACAGAGGATAGCAGACCCCACCATACCCCGACCCCCTCAAAACCATGCAGCTTGGGGCTTCGCCATAGAACACTATTCCCCACACGCTCCACAACTTTTCTTAATATTTTGTCAACTGCCAAAATTTTTTATAAAAAATTCGTCAAGCCTTGTCAAACATTAGACAGGCCCCAATAAAAAAAGCCCCCAGTGAAAACCGGGGGCTAAAAACGTACGGGGGTACGTTCGCTACTCTTCCAACCACGGAAGCGCCATCATGCAGGAGATGTACACAATGACATTTTTGAGTATATACTCCGGCCAATCCGGGTACAAGCCCCGCTACTGGCCCCGCCTATGCTTGAGCATTTGATTGATGAAGTTAGATTTACTCCTGACGTGCTCGCCGCGCCAGAGGGTGTCCTTGTCTCCAAAGCCTCCCCCCAAGAAGTTGTTGATGCGCAAATCGAAACCGCCAAATGGCTGGAAGAATTAGGTTGCGCTGACGACAACGAGATTTTTGACCAGATCCAAGAAAACAACGCCCGCGATGCTTTCGCCGCTATGGTGTCAAACACCACACCTGAACAACAAAAAACCCAGCTAGTAAGAATAAATACGCCACAGGCAGTAAAACATCTGGTCGGTATGCTGACAGCCTATGACTGGCACTTTGTTGAACAGGCAAAAGAGATCCGCGGTTACGCCGTTGCGCAGTTGGTGGAAGAAACCAAGCATCCAGACGCCAAAATACGGTTAAAAGCGTTGGAGTTGCTGGGGAAAGTCACCGAAGTGGCCCTCTTTACCGACCGCGTGGAAGTCAAGAAGACAGAATTGTCCGACGCCGAGCTGGAAGACCGCATCAAGGACAAGCTTGAACGCATGGCCAAGATCATCGACGTGACTGATGTGACCGAAGTCGAGGTAATTCCTGTGGGGGAGACGCATGAACCTGACGAAACAGGAAATTGATGCGCTGCAAAAAATTCTTCCGACGCTCTCGCCGACGGAAAAAGCCGAGTTATTGGCTGATCTGGAAGAAAGGGCGACTCGTGCGGCTAAGAAAGCTGCCCAAACTAACATGCTCGGCTTTGCTACCGAGGTTTATCCGGGTTTTAAGGTCGGTCCGCATCATCGGAAGCTAGCAAAAGTCTTTGAAGATGTCATTTCGGGCAAGAAAAAGCGGGTCATTATCAATATTGCGCCGCGTATGGGTAAGTCCGAGTTCTCTTCCTACCTGTTCCCCGCGTATTTCTTGGGGCAGTTCCCTGAAAAGAAGATCATTATGGGCACCCACACCGCTGGCCTGTCCGAAGACTTTGGTCGTCGTGTCCGAAACCTGATCGAAAGCGAGGAATACCGTGAGATTTTCCCCAAAACGCAGGTCGCTGACGATCAGAAAGCTGCTGGCAAGTGGTCTACTTCTGCTGGTGGCCAGTATTACGCTGCCGGTGTTGGCGGTGCTCTGGCTGGTCGCGGCGCGGACTTATTTGTTATTGACGACCCCCACTCCGAACAGGATATGAAGGCCAACTCACGGCTTGCGTTCGACAGCGCGTGGTCGTGGTTCCAGCAAGGCCCGCTGCAGCGTCTGATGCCGGGGGGAGCGATCATCGTTATCATGACCCGCTGGTCGCTCATTGACTTGACGGGTCGCCTTATTGACTTTTCCATCAAGAACCCTGATGCTGACCAGTGGGAAGTCATTGAACTTCCTGCCATCTTCAACGAAGACACCGAGAACGAGAAGAGTCTCTGGCCAGAACAGTGGCCGCTCGACATGTTGAAGGCGAAGAAGGCCAACATGGACCCGCGGTATTGGAACGCGCAGTACATGCAGAACCCGACATCGGATGCGTCCGCTGTTATTTCTCGTAGTGCTTGGAAAATCTGGGAACATGAGCGCCCGCCTGAGTGCGAGTTTGTAATCCAGAGCTGGGACACTGCGCATGAAACCAAAACAACTTCTGACTACAGCGCCTGTACAACATGGGGCGTCTGGTATAACGAAGAGGACGGTAACTCCCCCAACTTGATACTTCTGGACGCCTTCAAAGACAGGATGGCGTTCCCCGAACTTAAGCAAATAGCACTGAAACATTGGAAGGAGTGGGAGCCAGATGCGTTCATTGTGGAGAAAAAGGCAGCAGGTGCCCCGCTTATTCAAGAGCTACGTGCAATGGGTATTCCAGTTCAGGAGTTCACGCCTTCGCGTGGTCGCACTGCTGGCTCCACCGACAAAGTTGCGCGACTAAATGCTGTCTCGGACTTATTTGCTTCCGGCAAGGTATGGGCACCAGATACGCGCTGGGCACGGGAAGTGATTGAAGAAGTAGCCGCCTTCCCGGTCGGTGAGCATGACGACTATGTGGATACGGTCTCGCAAGCCCTGCTGCGGTTCCGGCAAGGGGGCTTCATTAGCTTGCCGTCGGACTACGAGGATGAGCCGAGCTTCTTTCGGCGCAAAACACACGCTTATTACTAAAACAAAAGGAGAGGCAAATGGAACGTCGTGGATTTTTGCAAGCTTTGGGCGCTGGTGCTGCAATGATTATGCTGCCGTCATTGGCAAGCGCAACAATAGAAGCAGAGCGCGTTTTTGAGTTTCCGATGAACACCACCGCAGATTTAACTGCGTGGATGAAACACAGCTTTCGCGTAACCGCCGCGCTTCCTGCGGCATTTATGGTGTTGAAACCTGTTGAACTTGCTGAGTTTGGCGTTCGTCTTGAAGATGTACCGAAAGAAAAATGGGTGTACAGCACGACAACAGATGAGCCAGAAGCAGCTACTTTCAGGCATTTTGTGATGGCTTACGGTGTTGAAGGTGATGATCCGGTGGAAGCTGAGAAACGTTTAGTTCAAGCAGTGCAAGAAGAACTGAGCAAAATAGAAGGCGGCATCCCATTGTTTTTGCGCGTAGAACCGCAGTTCAGCAAAGAACAAATGGTGGAGTATGGCGACACGTTTATGACGTGGGAACAGATACACGACAAAGGGTTTCCTGAAACATTGCCTGACGACGTTGAAGTAGACGCTTACTCCGATTCGCTTAAATACGTTAAGCGCAGATATACGCTAAACAAACTGCGGCTGAGGCTGTCGTTCCCGACGCTGCCCGAAGAGAAAGAAGAAGCCCTTTGCACGATAGAGGGTTTACCGACTAAGAGGATTTGAAATGGCGGTACTGGATTTCAAACGCCCGGAACCCGAACCTGAAGAAACATTGCGCGGCAGGGGCTACTGCATTGAATGCCAACACGAATGGGAAGCGGTAGCTCCGGTGGGGGTGCGGTGCTTTGAGTGCCCGAGTTGCGGCACACATAAAGGTACGTGGCTGGGCGTCGTTGAACCTCCAGCAGAACGCTGGGAATGCAACTGTGGTGGGCAATTATTTTTCTGCACCCCGACAGGATTTGACTGCGCTAAGTGCGGTACAACACAAGAAAATTTTTAAGGAACTAGCATGGCAATCGACAAAGCACTAAACCGCGCCCCGTTGGGGCTTGCAAGTTTGCCCGAGGAAGATGATCCGGCAGATACTATCGAGATTGAGATCGAGGACCCAGAGTCTGTTGGTATC